GCTAATACCCTCATCATGTGTGCTGGCTTTGAAGTAACGTCTGCTCATACAGGCACTTCAACCGACACAGATTTTGACTTCGGTATCACTGGTGGTGATTTGGACAACTTTGTTGACGGCTTCGATTTTGATGGTGCATCCGCTGGTGACTACGCATTTAAGGCAGGACAAACTCCTGTTCTTATTGGTGGCACTTCTGATACCATTGACATCGAAATTCAGGCAATGACAGGCACAACGACAGGTGGTAAAATTCGCATGTTCGCTGTTTGCTTGGATGTTGATGATCCGGGCGACATGACTGCTCAAGAAGTAGACCGCGATCAACTCGCGTAAATGAATAGAGGGGCAGCGTGTTACGTTCCCTGTTTATGTTGCCCCTCTAGCTTTTAAGGATTTATAATGGCTGAATCATTTCTTACATTGACAAATAAAGTGTTAGTTAAATTGAATGAAGTAGAACTTACTTCTTCTAACTTTACCTCTGCACGTGGAGTTCAAGTTCAAGCACAAAATGCTGTCAACGAAGCCATTAGATATATTAATCAAAGAGAATTTAATTATCCGTTTAATCACTCTACCAAAAGTGAAACATTGGTTCCGGGTACTGTGCGATACAGCATACCCACTACAGCCAAAACAGTTGACTATAATACATTTAGAATAGTCAAAGATACTGACACCAATACTTCTGGTGGTAGACTACGAAAGTTAGATTATAACGAATATATTAACGCATATATAACGCAAGAAGATGAAATTACAACAACAACATTAAACGGTTCACATTCTGACTCCGTAACAACATTAACACTAACATCAACTACAGGTTTTGATTCTACAGGCAAGGTGTACATAGGTAGTGAAATTATCACTTATACAGGCATACTAGGTAATGACCTTACGGGTTGCACACGGGGTGCTGAAAGCACAACAGCAGCAGCCCATGCTAGTGGTGTTCAAGTAGCACAGTTTGACTCTGGTTCTGCACCAATTTATGTAGTGAGAACATTAGATAATAACTACTTGTTATATCCATATCCTGAAAAAGCCTATACATTAAAGTATGACTTTTTTACTTTTCCGTCTGACTTGTCAGCACACGGCGACACAACAACCATACCAGATAGATTTTCTCCAGTAATTGTAGATGGTGCTGTGGCTTTTGTATATCAATATCGTGGTGAAACACAACAGTATGGTATTGCTTTTGCTAGATTTGAACAAGGCATTAAAAATATGCAAACACTTCTAGTAAACAAATTTGAGTATGTTCGATCTACTTACATACCATATACAGGAAATACAAGAGGTTCTAATAACGTAAGGGCAGAATAAATGACAGCAACACAACCTACCGCATTTAACTGTGAAGGCGGTTTAATATTAAATCGTTCTACCTTTTTAATGCAACCGGGTGAAGCATTAGAACTGCGTAACTTTGAGCCAGATATTGAAGGTGGGTATAGAAGGATTAGTGGGTTTTCTAAGTACGTATCTGCTGTAGTTCCACAAACCGCCTCTGCTTCAGAAAAAGTTCTTATGGTGGCTACGTTTGGTAGCAAGGTACTAGCAGCCAGAGGCACATCTATATTTAGCGCAGACCCCGGTGGATCAAGTTGGTCATCCATCGACAGTGGTAGGACAGGCGCAGGTATATATAACTTTGAACGATTTAATTTTGATGGCACAGATAAAATAATTGTTGTTGATGGTACAAATGCACCTACAGTATTTAACAGTTCTTTATCTGCAACAGATGTAAGTGAAAGTGATGTAGCTGGTGCTAAGTTTGTAGCTGCATTTAAAAACCATATGTTTTATGCTGGTAAATCTGCTATACCACAAACAGTAGTATTTAGTCAACCAGCAGATGAAGATGCCTTTAGTAGCGGTTCTGGTGCTGGCACTATTAATGTTGACGACACTATAACAGGACTTAAAGTTTTCCGTGAAGATTTATTTATCTTTTGTGAAACTCGTATATTTAAACTAAGCGGTACATCAAGTTCTAATTTTGCTATAGTGCCTGTTACACGTGACATTGGTTGTATAAATGGCAACACCATTCAAGAATTTGCTGGTGATCTTATTTTTCTTGGTCCTGATGGGTTGCGAACAATTGCAGGTACAGCAAGGATTGGTGACGTGGAACTTGGCACTATAAGTTCTAATGTACAGTCTATATTTAATGATAACATAGATAGTGCGTCAGAGTTTGTATCTACTGTCATACCTGATAAAACACAGTATAGAATATTTTTTACAAAGTCAACAGTTGCAGAAAATTTAAGTAAAGGTATTATATGTGTACTAAAAGGGCAAAGGTTTGAGTTTTCTGAACTGCAAGGAATAAGACCAGCGTCTACAGATAGCTTTGTATCCCAAGGTAATGTTATTGTTTTACATGGAGCATACTCAACAGGATATGTTTATAGGCAAGAGTCTGGTAATACATTTGACGGCACTGTAATATTTGGACGGTACAGAAGCCCAGATTTAACGATGAATGATCCGGGCATTCGTAAAAATATGCAGCGGGTTATTATTAACTATAAACCTGAAGCAGCTATTAACTCTAATTTAATTCTTAGATACGACTATGAAGCGGCAGACTCGTCAAGACCTGCTGCATATCCACTAGACTCTGAAGATGTTGTTGCTTTGTACGGAACATCTGTTTATGGCACACCTATTTATGGTGGTGCATCACAACCGTTAGTGAGACAATCCGTAGAGGGATCAGGATTTGCAGTGGCACTACGAGTAGAAGATAGTGCAGAGACAGCACCTTATTCGTTAAAAGGGTTTCAATTAGAATACCAGCTAGGAGAGAGAAGATAAATGGGTGATACTTATACTAGGCAGTCCTCCTACACTGATGGAGATGTTATTACTGCCGCACACACCAACAATGAATTTAA